GAAAAGAATCTTTGGAACAGCCATGTTGAGTTTGTTGGTGTTGACCATGATATGGCTGAAATGTATGCCGAAGATCGTAACGATGTTCTTGAAGTAAAGAGTCGTTTCAATAAAGGTCACATGGGTTCGCTTAAAAGCTTCATTGATCGTATGGATACACATCCACGTGAAGGTGTAGTAATGGCCTTTGTTTCTGATCTTGGTGAAGATTGGGTTCTTAAAAATCTTGGTTATGAGGTATGCTAATATGGGTATGTCAAGTTACGTAATGGATATTGAAGAAAAGTTTGTTGATTTAATGGCTGATATTGCTATTGATTCAGAATCATTTCAAGAGTATTCAAAAAGAACAATCCGGCATCATAAGATGGTACCGCATTTAAATAGTAAAGAAATTTCAGATATCATTGATAATGTTTGGTATGAAATGACTGTACAATTGGGAGCAAATTAATATGGCTATTGTTATTACTAAAGAGTCAACTTATGAAGAGCGTATGGATGCTATCCGCGCGGCATCAAAAAGGTTGGCTGCATTGAAGAAGCGTGAAGCTTACTACACTCGTCAAGAAGTTGAACCGAAAAAAGGTCAAGATCTTGATGAAAACTTTAATCATTGGACAGATGCATCCAAGTATGCTGAGGAACATTATGGTGACAAGATGCGCGATACTATTGCTATGGATAACGATTGGAACTAGTGCGCAAGCACAAGATTGTTTCTATGAGCAACAGGTTCAATATAAGAACGGTGAAACCATCACCGCATTCCAACGGTACGATTGTACTAATTCTCCACCACCAAAAGTTATCGTGGTTGAGAAAGAAGCAGAGCCAAAAACTTTAGGTGATTGGCTATTCAGACTTGAAGAAAATGATTCTTTAAGTCATGTTCTAGAAGTTCTAGTCAGTGGAGGAGTTCTATGATTAGATTTATGTTAGGTGTTATTGCTGGAGTGACACTTGTTATATTATATCCAGATATTTTAAACTGGTTTGTCGATAGTGGCAGCCGTGATGCAATCATCGAAAAGTTGAAGGAGCTATAAGATGAAAAAGATTATGTTACTACCTATTGTTGCAATGGCTGCAGCATGCGATAAGACACCGCCTGACGTGTCTATGTCTAAAGAATTGTTTGAGTATAAGAAAGCTCAAGTTGAGAATCAAATTGATGAGATGCCTAAGTGGTATACTAATATTCCATCAGAAGAAGATGCAGTCTATGCAGTTGGTACTGCAGTAACTCCTGATCTACAACTTGCAGTTGACATTGCAGTACTGTCAGCTAAGACTACACTTGCTGATCGAGTTGATAGCCGTATTCGTTCTCAGATGAAACTATTCAAGACTAAAGTTGGTGCAACTGATTTTGATGCTACCGTTCAAAACAACTTTGAGCAGGTAACTCGTAATCTTATTGCCGATGCCGATGTTGCTGGTTACTCTGTCAAAGAACAACAGATCGTCCAGAATGGCACTCAGTATCGTGCTTATGTATTACTTGAGTATAGGAATGCTACAGCTAATGCTGTTATCAAAACTCGTATTAGCCAGAACGAGTATTTACTTGAAAAGCTTCGTGAAACAAAAGCGTTTAAAGAGCTTGATGATAATGTAGCTGCACAAAAAGCTGATGAACTGGCTGAAGCAAAAGTGCTTGTAGACGCAATTAACGGTGTACAATCGAATGAAACTGTGGTAGAATAGAATAATGGAAAATCTTTCTAGTGATCGAATGATGGCGGTACGTGTATTCGAAGGCGAGCTACAACGTATGAAAATGATTACTGGCGGTGAGTATGACTCAGTGCAAAAAATCGTACGCCAGTATATGCAAGAACGCATCAATGATATGACTAGAAAAGGCCATTATAAATCAACAGATGTGGAGTATCGATAATTATGACAATGCACTTGGTTCGTGGTATGACTACCATTAGTACTCGTAAGCGTAAGGCTCGGCAAAAGACTGCTGCAGTCCTTGAAGAAGAACGTAAGACAGCGAAGCTCCTCAAGTCTTTAGGCTATGATCGCAACGCTGGCCGTAAGTACAAGGCACCAATGCCTAACTATACGGTGCGTAGTACTATTCCAACGAGCGATGTTATAATGCCAGTGTCCGGCAAGCGACATGAAAACCGCTATACCGGCGATGAGCTTGCCGGCATTGGCACCCTCCATAAATCTAACATGGTTCCTATTCGTAAGGATAGTAATGATGCACATGAAATCGCCAGAATGCGTAGGGGATAAACTATACATCATTTGTTTATGAATGCACACCAGAAGGTGCCACTAAAAAAAGTTACAGCAATATGCATTTTTTCCTTTACTTTTACGTCAAAGTGTGGTAGAATAGTAGTATAATAAAGAAAGAGGAGTATATTATGGAAAAAACATATGCATACAAGTACGGTGAGTTACTAATACTTGCACAAACACTAGCTCATACAGTTAAAGAAGATATTCGGCTGGATGCAAATGGGCCATATGCTTTTGCCCATAAACTTGTATTAGCTCAAGCTAATGCAGTTCAAGATCTTATTGCTGAACATGAAGAAAGAGGTAAAGAATAATGGCAAAACGTAAACAAAAACTTAGAGCTAAAGCTAAAACCGGTTTATCGGCAGTTCCTATTGATAAAGGATTTAGTGTTGCTAAAGATTACTTTCATATGAATGTTGATCGTAAAGATGTTATTAATACATTGAAGTCATATGTAAAAAAGAATATGGATAAAGAACAAGCACGGTATGTTCTATCATGTCCGGACTATAAGTTCTATGCGTTTACTCATCTATGTACCACAGCATTTTGGATTGATGCTGGTTTACCTTCAGATGATAGAGTTAAACAATATGCTGAAGCACTATATCAGTATCTAATCGAATGTACTGAAATGGGTAAGAAGCTATACTTTGAAAAACAAGCTAAGTTAAAAGACTCAGATAAAATTATATCTCTTTCTCCGATGCAGAGATTACAAAATAAAATAGGTAATACCATCATGCAAGATCTCCTTGATCTAGAAGATCAATGGATGGATGGAGAAAAAGCTGAGTTAGATATCTACCAAGAATTTAAACGACACGGTTTGCCTAACAGCGCTACTAATGCTGTAAGGCCGGTGATTGAGGGATGGTTACTTGATTATGGTGATGCATACCATAAGCGTTGTCCTGATGCTGTTGAAGGTTATGCACATGTGAAAAGACCTGAACTCAATCGCCGCATTAAATGTTGTGAGTCTATGCTAGCTGATCTAGATAAACTTAAAGCTGCAGCCAAAGCTACTCGAGCTACAAAGGTGAAAGGTCCTAAAGCTGCGGATAAACAAGTCACTCGAGTTCAATATAAGAAAGAAGATAATGAGTTCAAGCTAGTGTCTATACCACCTATTAAAATAGTCGGTCAAACTCGCTTATTCACATTTAATACTAAGACTCGTATCCTTTCTGAGTATATTACTCAAGCTGCAAATGGATTTGAAATCTCAGGTACATCACTTAAGAATTTTGATAAAGTTAATAGTAGATGTACTAAGCTTAGAAAGCCTGATGAATTCATTGCTATTATTCAGAATAAGAGTGTAACTCAAATCGATAAGGAGTTTAAACAACTTACTACTAAAGTCAATGTACCGAATGGTAGATTGAATATGGATACAATATTACTAAGGGCATTAGACAAATGACAGTAGAAGAACAATTTCTCAATAAAGCTAAATTTTCAAAGATGGTAGAAAAAGCAGTAGGTGATTTAAAGATTACCTACATGGATGCTATTCTATACATCTGTGAAAAGAACGATATTGAGCCAGAGGATGTAAAGAAATTTGTATCCCCTATCATAAAAGGAAAGCTTGAAGCTGAGGCTATGAATCTTAACTTCATTCCAAAAACTAATTCAATTGATTCAGCATTGTTTGAATAAGTTGAATATAAATAGTTGTACATTACAGTCATACTGTGTTATAATAAATCATACATTGCAATATAAAAAGGAAATACAATGTCATTCGAAAATCTAAAACGCAACCGCGATCAAATCTCCAAATTAGTTCAAGCAGCAGAAGCCGTCGGTGGCGGTGAAAAAAAGTCATACGCTGATGAACGTGAATGGAAACCAACAGTAGATAAAGCAGGGAATGGATATGCCGTACTCAGATTCTTGCCAGCCGCAGAAGGTTCAGACTTACCGTGGGTTCGATATTGGGACCATGGATTCAAAGGACCAACCGGTCAATGGTATATCGAAAACAGCCTTACATCTATTGGTCAACCTGATCCTGTTGGCGAACTCAACTCACGGCTCTGGAATTCCGGCCATGAAGAAGATAAAGATACTGCCCGGAAACAAAAGCGTCGACTACACTATGTAGTTAATGCATTGGTTGTAGAAGATCCTTCTGCTCCACATAATGTTGGCCGTGTAGTACTCTATAAGTTTGGTAAGAAAATCTTTGATAAAGTTATGGATGTTATGCAACCATCATTTGCTGATGAGAAAGCTGTCAATCCATTTGACTTCTGGGATGGTGCAGACTTTAAACTTAAGATTCGGCAAGTTGAAGGTTATCGTAACTACGATAAATCTGAATTTGCTACACCTGCAGCATTGTTCGGTGGTGATGATACAAAGCTTGAAGAGGTATATGGTAAACAACATAACCTTAATGAGTTCACTGATCCTTCGAACTATAAGACTTATGATGAACTCAAAGCTAAACTTGCACGGGTTCTTGGTGAATCACCTCAAGCTATGGGTGCACCTACTATGGCGCCGGAATCTCAAATGAATGTTCCTGCTCCAGCACCTGAATATAAAGTGGCTGAACCTATCACTGCAGAAGAAATGAATGTTACTAGTGATGATGATACGATGTCTTACTTTGCTAAGTTAGCTCAAGAAGATTAAAAAACAACTGCTTCCCTCACCGGATCCTCACTGTTATTAGCAGAAGGAGCCGGTGGGGTAATCACTGTAGTAGAACTTCCATTATTAGTAGTTGATGCATCTACAACAGCTGGTGATAAAATTCTAGATTGTTGTTCAGTTTGTAAAATTTTAATTTCATCATTAATAGCAGCTGTTCTTTGAGCATTATCAGATCTTGAAAAATTCGGACTTGATTTCATTGCAGTAAGAGTTTTAATTCTACTAGAAAGAGAAGAATCAGACATGTTGCTAATGTCTTCTTTCTTTTCAATATCAACCTCTATTTCATCTCGCTTTTCAAGTATTGGTTCTAGCTGTTTTTCTAATGCTGCTTGTCGATCCATTAGAATTTTATTGATTGCAAAGAAAAGAGTATTGGTATCTTCAATTGATGATAGCTTTACACCATCTTCATTTTTAGTATTTTCTAAATCAATGCCAGCTTCTTCTCCAGCTTTTCTTACTCTTTCTAAACTTTGATTACCCGGTGCAATATCACCAAACTGAGCTTGCCTTGCACTAAATATTGCTCCTCTAGAAGTTTCTGTTGCAGCTATTTGATCTTGTATCTTTTTTTGAGCTGCTAAATCTTCGGCGCTCATTTTCTTATCAATTTCTTCATTTTCTTTAGTAGTTGTAATAAGAGGATCAAAAAGTTTATCTAAAAAGTTTTTAGTAGATTCAATCATATCATCTCTAAACTTAGTCATCTTATCACGTAAAGGTTGAATCATTTTATCAACTGAACTTCTAAACTCATCATTAGTAAAATATCCTATAGCTAAACCTAATACTGCTGCTGTAGCTATTACTACTAATCCTACTGGTGATAATAGAAATCCAACTAATTTTGGTACTAGCTTAAATAATAATTTAGGCATAAAAGCAGCTACAGCAGATGCAGCCCCAGCCGCTAGGAATGTAGCTTTATCTGCTTTTCCAATTTCTTCTCCAAAAACATCAGATAGAATTCCTGCTATTTTTTCTCTAGATGCTTCACTGAATATGGCACCAATAACTGCGCCTAGCAAACCAAACTTAGCACCAAAAAGAAATCCGAAAGCACCTCCCATAGTTGCCCATTCAGCAACATTACCTAATGCGTCACTACCAGTTAGTTTAGCAATACCTTGACCAATTTCATCGGCTAAAATTCCTGCAATTATAGCTAAGCCACCACGTTTAAGAAGTCCTGCTAATACACCACCAACTAATGGTATTAAGTTACCTACATCAAAATCAAAAAATCTACCTTTGCCGGAACCATCTTCTCCAGCTTGCTTAACATCAATTGCTTTTGGCCCGCCGCTTTTTCTACTTTCACCTAATTCATCTAAATCATCAGCATTACTTTCGGCTTCTAATAAGTCTGTAAATTTTTTAAAGCCAGCCGATAGCGCATCAACTCGAGCACTAGTGTAGGTTTGCTTTGCACCTAGCACTTGTCGATTTTTTATTAAGGTATCATTGATATCTGCTAATGTGGTCATGTGTTATTTGCTGCTTCTCTTTCTTTCAGATGATCTAACAGTAATGTTAAATATACTTCCCTTTCCCATGGCATCATATTATCTAATTCTGTTAGAGAATAATTAAAGTGTTGCATCATTTGAAAGTTGGTACGATAATAATTCTCTAACGAGTCATGAGAAAGGTTTATGAAAAAAAATCTTGCAGCCCCTCCAATTTATGTTTGTTATGTACGTTACATGCTTTACAATCAAATTCAATATCTAATGTTATCTTTGGCACATTTTCTATAAAAGTTTGAATACGTTGAAATTGTTCACCAGTTAATGAATTAACAAATCGTTCTATTTCTTCTTTTGGCTCATCAGCTAAATTAATATTTTCTTCTTCTGTTCTTACAGATTTGATACATGTTGTTAGCATTTCAAATATAGAATTAGTATTCATTTCCATAATAGTATCACTGCTAATAAAATCTTTATATGTAGGATATTTCATATCTAAATGAATATCACTAGTCAATTCAATTTTTTGTGGTTTTAATTCACCTTCAAGTTTAATCATATCCAGATCAACTTCTACATCAGACTTTGCTTGGCATGCTTGGCATGTACCACTAACAGTAACTTTTTCGCCGACAGATTTAGATCTTATCTTAGTAAAAATATAGTCAGTATCAAATGTAGAAAGCTTAGACACATCTGTTTCTTCTTGTATGCATGAACTAATACAATTAAGTATTGAAGAAATTATTTGTAATTGATCTTTTGACTCATATGCAATTAATAAATTCTTTTGTTCTTTTACTAAAAACGGCCTGTATCTTACAGACTTTTGAGTTGATGGTATAGTTAATTCATACTCTGGATTTTCATTCAATCGTGGTAATGCCATTTATAATTTACTCCTAACCAAGAAATTGCGAAAGTGATCCAAGCC